CGTTGCTTGCAAAAGTGAATGAACGTTTAAACGAATTAGAGCGTGCGAAACCTTCAACAGATGTTCTTGAAGTACTCGAATTTGACGGATTTACAAGTGGCGCAGTTGCGGTGCAAATGGAAAGTGCAACAGGCGATTTCAAAGTCTTATTTGACGCAATAAACAAACGCTTTGTGGCAAAAATCAATGGTCAAAACAACTATTCAGCGGGTTGGCTTTCAGAAGGTGAAGCAACATCTACTGATAGCGACTATCAAACGAGAGGGAGCAACCCACGACCATTTGCAAAGAAAATCTATATAAATAGAGCAAATAACACTTTGTATCGTTGGAATGGCGAAGAACTCATTCAAGTTGGTGCAAATTCTCCAATTAATGATGCACAATTATCTTCTATCATTGGCACGCCTAACTATGTAAAAATTAAAAGCTTTGAAAATTTAATTAACAGCGGGAATGTTTTAATGGGCAAAGGCCTTCACCAAGATGGCCGAATTATTTCAACAGATTTAAAAGCAACTGATTTTATTGCAGTTTCAAAAGATGATGTAATTTGTGTGTTCGTAGGGCGCTATACACCTGGAGGTTTGGCAGTTCTTGCTATTTATGATGAAAATAAAACTTTGATAGAAAGTTTCGGAGCACATAAAAAACTTCCAAACGATGGTGTGATAACTATACAAAAAAATGGATATATCGTTCTTTCTGCATGGCAGAATGATATATTTTCAGCAGTTCGTGTCGTTTTTGAAAAGCAAAGCATTACAGAAGAGTTAGACAACGTAAAAAAGGATTTATCGACCTTCGAAAAGCTATCTTACAATAAAGCGCAAGGAATTACAGGTTTTTTGAAATTCAATGGCGAAGTGTCACCTGATGGCGGTTTTTTCACAACGCCAAAAATCGAAGTAGACGGAAGTAAGCATCGCACAATTTTTATCGACGGAACTGCCTTAAACGTAAGTTTGACGGGTTCAAATTACCCTATTTTTATGCAATTTGATGCAGATAATAATATATTATCATTTAGCCCTTCAGGAGTGAAAGCAGGCGAACGTTTTGCAAAAAAAGAAATAGCATTAAATCCCGCTACAAAGTTTGTGCGTGGTTGTTGTTTTGGTGGTATAATGTCTTTTTATCTCAAAAAAATAGGAGTTGCTCAAAGCAATAAAAAAACGATAAACCGCAATGTTAATTTTGTAGGTATGTCGATTTGGTGGTATGACGGCAGAACAACAAATAACGCTGAAAGAGCGTTGCAAGTTGGCTATCAATCATTATTGAGAGAGCAGTTCGATTTTAAAGCCGATAGCGGTACAAACTATTGTTATTCGGGTTTTTCTCTTGGCGGTATAACTGCAAATGATGCAAGTTCAATAATGAACAAATCGAGCGAATGGAAGGGTGAAAAAAGCGACATTTGGACGCTTGACACCATTGCCAACGACTTTAAACGCAACATTCCAATAGGTTCGATTTCGGATTATGACAATGCAACTGGCGTTACTACATTTTACGGAGCCTTGCGAGCTTTTAACGATAGAGTTAAAGCGTTAAGCGGTGAAAATGCAATTGTTATTTGCTCTAACTCTTTGCGCCATAAAGACGGAAGTTACACAAGCGTTTCCGCAAATTCGAGGGGTCACAAATTGCAAGATTACGAACTTGCAATTATGACTGTTGCAAAGCGAAACAATTGGTACTTTGTAGACCAATTTAGAAGCAAAATTACAGACGAAAGCCTATCAATTACCACGTTAGACGGTGTGCATTTAAATTCGTTTGGTTATCGTTTGGCTGTTTTGCCGTGGATAGACGTTTTCAATATGGTTGCAAATGCTTTGTAAGTATCACAAATGAACTAACATTTTAAAATTAGAAGAATATGAAAAAAAATGAATTGATTAAGTTTGTATTAATGCTAATCGTTTCAATTGCAATAGCTTTTGGAACAGCATTAACAGCAAAGAGTGAAGAGTTTGCGCAAAATGGTTTTGTCGTTGCGTTAATTGCATCGTCTTGTATTTTCACACTTGCAGAGTTGATTTGCAAAGCTATTGAAATACGAGAAATGCAATGGAAAGGCGTTACATTTGGCGTTGCATTAACACTGGTGTTTTATTTCATTAGTTATCATTATTTGCTATGTTGATAGACGAAATAGCAGAGAGAATTGAAAAAGATAAGTTATTGCATTTCACATTTTCAATGATTGCGATGCGCTTACTTTTGGCAGTAGTTAGCAAGAGTTTTTTCTCTTGCTTTCTCACTGCAATTATTGTTCTTTCTGTTGGCATTTTAAAAGAACTATACGACAAAAAACGAGGTCAAAAGTTTGATAAAAACGACTTAATAGCAGATTTGTTGGGCGTTCTTTTTGGTCTAATTTAAACTTATGGAGGGTGATTTTATGAATGAAATAAAAACTTTTATTATAGCAGTTGTAAGTGGTGTGCTTGCTCTGTTATATCCTATAAAAGACTTTATGCACTCGATGATTATCGTTTTTGTGATTAATTTTTTATGTGGACTAATTGCAGATTATCGTAACGGGGGCAAATGGTCAATGAAAAAAG